GCACTCCCAGCACATCTCCGGAGGACGAGGCGTCATTGCGGGAGCACCGGAAGAGGCCAGTACCGGGTGGGGTTGTACTGCCGGTCGTACCTGTCGACCCAGTATCCCATATGCTCCATCGGCCCTCGTGGTACCAACTCACCACGACCCACCGGCCGTCATCGATGAGGATCTGGGTGCCGTCGCGCGGGGCCTGCTCGATGGGGCGTGGAGGAGGCCAGGACCACGACCTCGATGATCCCACCGAAGAGCTTGCCTCGATGATCCCACCGAAGAGCTTGCGGAGCTTCGCTTCATCTATCTGGCCGACCTCCAGTTGGGCGCCCAGGAGTTTCCCCAAGATCTCGAGAGTGAGATCTCCCCGCTCCCCGTCTCCCTCGTGGTCGATAGCCCAGCCGGGCCGAACAATCTTCATCTCATCCCCTCCGCGGTCACCCACCATTCTCTCCCCCACACCCCCTGTTCGACAAATCGAAACTCGCCTCGGACCCCCCTTTTGCTACAACGTGACACCCTCCCAATCGTATTGGTAGAGGATAGAACCGTCGCTCCCCAACCTGTCATATTGTAGCGGAAATCCAGAGGCAAGGAGCATTCCAATGTAATACGTCCTACCCCATCCTAACCTTTCTCCATTTGAGCGTGTCCCGAAAGTAATTTTAGGAATCAGGAAATACCTCTCCACACAGACACCCTCCCCCTAGGGAAAAGACTTACAGCAACCCCCCCAAATGTAGAAAGTCCTCAACGACCCCAGGAGAGCCTGATCATTCGCCGCCGGGCAGGGGAGTTTCGAGTCATCTTCCGCGAACCCGCCACCCTTTCCGCGTCCCCCGCTCGCCACCGGACACGTCCTCCGCGTACACTCTTGGTGTGGCAAAGGATCGTCGTGACAATAATCATGGAGAAGAGGGATCCTCCTCAACGGAGGATGGCGACGCCTCTTCCGCGTCATTGAGCTCTTCCGATGATTGGGCATCCCCAGGCCCCATCGCTCGCGAGATCCCGCGCTTCCGTCATCACCAACCTTCCGCGCCTCTCCCGCCCCTCGCCGGGTTCCCCAGGGCCGATCGTCCCGGGAAGTTCCGATGCCACCCGCGGTACGAGAAGAAGAGGAAGGAGATCCTCACGCGGCTGTACGACGGTGAACCACTTCGGAAGGTCATCCGCGATCTAGGGCTGACCATGTGGGATCACCACGAGCAGGTGAAGGGCGATCCAGTCTGGGCGGACGCGGTCGCGGAGGCGCGCAGCGCCGGGCGGCACGCTCTGGCGGACCGGCTCCTCGATCCCTCCGAGTACCCCGATCAGCCGGGGATCGCGAATGCCTGGTCCCGCTCGGCTCAGTGGAACCTGGAGCGCACCGATCGGGAGAACTACGGGCAGCGGGTCGACGTACGCCACGATGTCCGAATCAGCATGGTTGGGGGCACGCTTGAGGCGATCGAGGAGCGGGAGCGCTTGATGATCGAGAAGAGGAAGCGCGAGGCGATCCCCGCAGAGGCGCATCGGATCCCACTTCCGGCCAGTGAGGATGAAGAGCCCGATGATGAATGATCAGTTGCGCATTTCCTCTGTCTTCCGCGACTGGAGCGGGTTAAGGTCGGGATGTAGTGCGTCAGTAGTGAGTCAGCCTTCCGCGAACCCGCATCGGGGCCCGTCCGGCGAGGACGTCCAGGGCGCTGCGCCCGACTGCGGAGCAGGAACCGGAACCACCATCGGCGCAGCGGTCGCTCCTTGGGGTTGGTCGAGGAGGAGGCTTCCGACCACTGGCTCTGTGCTCGAGGGGTCTCGACGCGGGCCCCTCGATGGATGCCGGCCGGCTATGGATGAGCCGAGGGCAACCGAGTGGCCCGAAGCGTGCCAGGACCAAGATCAGCTCGAGTCACCGGGTAGATCAGCCCGTCCGGCCAGGACATTCAATCGGGGCATCTTCGATGTCCCTTCTTCCTCCGCTCGTCCGGGTCCGGAAAAGACCGGGGTGGTACCGGGGGTGGGGGGCTCTGGTGGCTTGTCGTCCAGTATTAAGGGGTACCCCCGCGTCTCCTCTGAAATTTTTTTGCTATAGGAAGTGAGGAAAGTCACATCATGGCGACCGATGAGGGCCAAACGATTTCCCCCGCTGAGGCGGCCCAACTTCTGCATCTCAACCCTAGAACGTTGGCCCAATGGCGCTGGGAGGGTGGCCTGCCGGGCAACCACCACCGGATTCCATTTTTTCGGATCGGCAGACGGATCTGCTACTATCTCAAGGACGTACTTACGTTCAAGGCGATGGGCTACCAGTGCCCTCCTTCCGCGGACTCTGCCCCTCCGCGTCGTCCGATCACCTGCCCGGTGTGTGATGAGCCCGTGGCGAGCTGGTTCCGCGCGACTCGAGGGACGGCGCTGACGTGTCGGGTGGGGCACGAGTGGGGCGTGGAGAGCGATCCTGATCTGGACCCGGCGCTGGAGGCGAGGAGGGAGATTCCTTCCGCGTCCCCTACCCCTCCGCGTGGCCAACTGATCCTGATGAAGCCGGACGCGGTTGCTGAGGGTGCGGAGCCCGAAGTGATCAAGATCTGCGAGGACCTCCTAGCCCGGGCCCGGCGGGGGGAACTTGTCTCGGTGGCGGTCGCCGGGGTGGCGCCGGACGGGGGAGCGGTCACCGCGTACGCGACGGGGGCGAGGGAGGTCACGCTGCTGGCGGCGGTGGCGCTGTTGCAGCATCGGTACGCCCAGGTGGTGTGGGACCGATGAAGCGCGCCTGCGACTGTGCGATCCGCGTCGATTCCCGGGGGCCCTGCGACGCCCCTGGGTGCGTGGACCCGTCCAAGCCGCTTCCCCCGGAGGTCTTCCGCCACCGGGTGAACGTGCGGGTGGAGGGCTGGTCGGAGGACTACGGGAGGAAGCCGATCGGGGAGTCGGCTGTTCTTTCCGTGGACCTGGTGTTCGACCCGGCGGTGCTTGGGAGCCCGGTCCCCGCGGAGGAGATCCAGAAGGGGCTTCGGAGGTCGATGGACGAGATGGTGGGGATGATCGTGAACGCGTGGCGGGACGCACGGGAGGCGGGGAAGTGATGGCGCTGACTCACTGGCAGGAGCAGGCGCTTCGCTGGGAGGCGGACAGGGAGGCGCGGCGGATCCGGGAGGGCTGGGAGTTCCTGGGTCAGCTTTCACTTCCCCGGGACATCGACTGTCGGACCTGTGGGGGGCCGTTCGCGAGGGGGAGGCATCGGACGGACCTGGAAGGACTCCCGGTCGAGGTTCGATGTGTGCAGGGCCACCGGTGGATCTATGATCTGCGGGACGGGAGCCTGCGGGAGGCGAATCCGCGATGATCGACCTCCCGGCCCCCTACGTCTCCGCGGTGGACACTGTGGACCTCGCGCCGCGTGTCGGCCGGGCGCACTTGAACCCAGAGCTCTACGACGCGTTCCGCGATGCCGGGGTGCTCAACCTCTGCCCGGGGATCATCTTCGAGCGGGAGGAGGGGCCGGTGCGTCCCTGGGTGGTGTGGGGCACGGCGTGGGCGATCCGGACCGGGAACTACGGGTGGGAGTGGGCGCATCCGAAGCTGTACTTGAAGATCCCGCGGCCTGGCGGTCAACGGTGACCCCCTCGAAGAAGGCCCCCCAGGGCGCGGCGCGTGCGGCCCGTCGGCGAGCGGCGAAGGTGGAGTCGGTCGAGGACCGGGCGCCTCCCCCGGGGAAGCCGGCGCCGGCGAAGACCCCGGAGCAGCGGCTGTTCGAGAAGGTCTTGCAGTATCGCCTCGACCCCTTGGGGTTTGTTGAGGTGATCTTCCCCTGGGGGAAGGAGAACACTTCCCTCGCTCAGTCGGACGGGCCCCGGATCTGGCACCGGGACCTCTTCGGTCGACTCCAGAACCACCTCCTGGACAACGAGATCCGGGTGGAGGAGAACCTCGAGGCCCTGGTGTTCCAGCTCATCGTGGCGTCTGGTCACGGCGTCGGGAAGTCAGCGTGGATCGCGTGGTTCCTCCTCTGGTTCTTCTCGACACGGCTGGGAGGTATTGCGAAGGTCATCGCGAATAACGATGCCCAGTTGAGAAAAGTCACGTTCGCGGAGATCTCGAAGTGGTTCACCCTGGCGGCGAACTCTCATTGGTTCCACGTCGAGGGTCTGACGGTTACCTATCAGGCTTGGTTCGCGAAGCTCCTCAAGGAGCAGCGGGGGATCGCTCCGGAGGAGACCGGGATCTTCGGGGTCCTGTGGTCGGAGGACAACACCGAGGCGATCCAGGGGACCCATAACCAGGTCGGCGTCGCGTGGATGGTTGACGAGGGCATCACGGTTCCGAAGAAGGTCTTCGAGGCGATCTCCCCCGGGAGCTTCACGGAGAAGACGAAGAGCCGGTTCCTATGCGTGTTTAGCAACTACACGAGATGTGACGGGGAGTTCGACGAGATCATGCAGTCGGGCACCCCGGACTGGGTACGGCTGACGATCGATTCGTCCAAGGTCGAGGGGATCGATCAGACGATGAACAACCGGCTGATCGAGAAGCATGGGGCCGATTCAGACGAGGTGCGCCGGCGCGTGACCGGGAAGCGACCGCGAGCCAGCGACGACACGTTCATTCCGGAGATCCGTGTGAGGAACGCCCGGGGCCGCCGGCTGGATCTGGATCCCGGGGCGCCGAAGATCATCGGTATCGATCCGGCTCCTCGCGGGGGAACGACCGCGCTGGCCGTGCGTCAGGGCCGCGTGGTGACTCGCGTCGAGACGGAGAGCTTCATCGACAACGTCAAGATTGTCGACTGGGCGCAGAGGATCGTCGACCAGGAGGACCCCGACGCGATCTTCATCGATGGGGGCAACGGATCCGGGGTGATCGACGAGTTCAAGCGCCGAAAGTACAAAGTGATCGAGGTGCTGTTCGGTGAGGTGGCCGACAAGCCTCACCTCTTCGCGGATCGGCGCACGGAGATGTGGGAGGCAGTCAACGATTGGCTCCCGACCGGAGCGATCCCGGACGATGCGGAGCTCGAGACCCAGCTGAAGACCCCGAAGCGGTGGAAGCAGGGGAAGGCCGATCAGGTCTCGAAGCTCGAGTCGAAGCGGGAACTCAAGGAGCGGGGGGTGTCGAGTCCCGACCGGGCGGACAGCGTGGCGCTGACCTTCGCGAAAGAGGTGAACCGGTTGGACCGCAAATCGAGTAGTCGAGGGCGGCGAGGCCGCGGGAAGCACCGCTACGGCCGGGGTCACGACTACCTCCCTTGCAGAGGGTGACTCTTGACGGGTATGCTATAGCGGAACTTATCAATCTCCCCCCGATCGATAAGGAGCCGTTATGTTTGCCGGCCGGCCGCAAGGCCCGCCTCCTGCTACGCCTCCGGCGTCGCCTTCCTCGCCGTTCTCCCCGTCGAGCTTGCTCCTGGAGAACCCCTGGGCCCGTGAGGCCCGCCGCGAGACGAAGGTCCCGGTCCCTGGCGTCGACGACGCTCCCCGATCACCCGCGGAGACGATCCTCGGGTACGCGAAGAACCCTCTGGGGAGGCGGTGAGGCGTGTACGACCATGACCTCGCCCGGGAGATCTGCAAGACCACGGACACCCTCAAGCAGGGAGCTACGTCCTGGTGGTCCATCTGGGACGAGATCGACTCCTACTGTGATACCAAGTGGTCATGGTCCTACAACATGGACTTTCCGCCGACGGGGCAGTACGAGAAGAAAGACTCGCTGATCTACGACACCACCGCGATCACCGACTCGGAGCGGCACGCGTCCCTGATGGTGTCGACCCTCACTCCGCCGAACTCCCGGTGGGCGTTCCTCGCGGCGACGGACTCGGTCCTCTCTCGGGACGATGAGGTGCGGGGGTGGCTGGAACTCCTCGGGGAGCGCGTCTTCGCGGAGCTCTACAATCGAGACGGCGGGTGGACACGGTCTAACTGGCAGTACATGCTGGGACTTTCGCGGCGCGGGACCTCTGCGATGTGGGTGGACCCGATCGTGAAACGTGGTGCCCGCCGGATCAGCTTCCAGTCGATCCCGATCCGGGAGATCCTCGGCCGCCAGAACCGGGAGGGGCTCGTGGACTCGGTCTTCCGGGTGTTCTGGCTCACCGCGCGGCAGGCGAACCAGAAGGACGAGTGGAGGGAACACCTCCCGGCCCGCGTGGTGGATGCGGTGAAGAAGTCCCCGGAGGAGATGTTTAAGTTCATCCACGCGGTGTCCCCACGCGAGGACTGGGAACCCGGGCGCCCGGACGCGAAGGGGAAGCCGATCGCGTCGTACGTGGTGTGCGAGGGTGGCGGCGAGCCCTGCATCGTCGAGGAGGGCGGGTACCGGACGATGCCCGCGATCGTGTCCCGGTTCGACCGGCGTGAGGATGAGTTCTGGGGCCGGTCCCCGATGATGGAAGTCCTCCCCGATGTGAAGAGCTTGAACGAGCTCGAGAAGAACATCCTGATGGAGTCGGAGCACCGGGTGCGACCGCCGATGCTCACCCACAATGACGATATCGACTTCGACTATACCCCGGGCACGGTCACCTCCGGCGGCCTCACCGCGAACGGTGACTATCTGGTGAAGCCGGCGCTCGGCGGGCAGCCCCGGGAAGGCCGGGAGCAGGGTGCGGAGATGCGGGCGCGCATCCACGCCGCCTTCAAGATGGATGTCCTCCAGCTTCTGACGGATCGTCCGGAGATGACCGCCACCCAGTCGCTCGAGCTCACCGAGGAGAAGGCGGCACTCCTCGCTCCGGTGTTTCTCCCCCAGTATGACGAGTACGGCGGACCCTTGATCGACCGTGTGATCGACATCCTGATCGATCAGGAGCGGGTGCCCCCACCGCCGGAGATTCTCACCCAGGTGGACCTGGAGTACGGGATCACCTTCGACACGAAGCTCACGAAGATGATGCAGTCCCAGGAGGGTGCATCCTTCGGGCGGCTCTGGGAGACCGGGATGATGATCTCGACGGCCCTGGGGGGTGACCCTTCGGTGTTCGACAACTTCTCGGTCGACAGGACCATCCGGGGTCTCGCCCGGCGCTCGACGCTCCCGGCTTCGTTCCTCGCGACCGCTGAGGAGATGGTCGAGAAACGGGAAGCGCGGGCGCAGCAGGCGCAGCAGCAGGCGATGATCCAGGCCGCCCCGGCTGGTGCCGCCGTGATGAAGGCGCTGCCGGCCCTCAAGGAGATGGGCGGCGGGCAATGAGCGGGAAGCGGCAGACCGCCCGGGAGCGGAAGCGGGCGATGCTCCGCCGGATGCAGGACGCGTACCGCGCGGTGTTCGGTCGTCAGGGCGACGGGTCTCCGCGGGACGAAGCGATCGAGATGGTGCTCCGGGACCTGGGATTCTTCGCGCGCCGGGACGAACGGGTGAGGCTCGCGGAGGGTGAGCGGCGGCTGGACCGGATCGAGGGTCGGCGCGAGATGCTCTGGAGGATCGAGGACCATCTCCTGGAGGATTTCGAGACTCTGTTTATTCGGTACGACGGGATCGACGGGAAGCCGGTCGGGAAGGAAGAAGCATGGCTGATGAAGCAGGACAGGGAACAGCGGGCGCGACGGGCTCCGGCGACGGATCAAGTTCCGGGGTAGGGATCCTCTTCGGGAAACCGGGTGCACCCCCGGCGACGCCTTCCGCGGAGACGAAGGAGACTTCCGCGCCTCCGGCGTCGACTCCTTCCGCGGAGAAGAAGGAGGAGTCCACTGGATCCTGGCTCGACAAGGTGTCGGGTAAAGTTCGCGATCTGGTGGCAAAGAAGCAGTGGAAGGCTGCCGACCCGATGGGGCTCCTCGAGTCGATGGCTGATGGCTACGTGAACCTGGAGCAGGTCGCTGGCCGGAAGGGCGAGGCGCTCTTCAAGCCTGGCCCCAACGCGACCCCGGAGGAGAAGGCCGCGTTCAACGAGAAGCTCGGCGTGCCGAAGACCGCGGAGGAGTACGGGCTTGCGGCGCCCGAGGGTGTGCCCGTCGACGAGGGGCTCCTCGCCATCGCGCCGCAGCTCTTCCACGGGGCGAACCTGACGAAGGATCAGGCCACGCAGGTGATGAAGGGCTACAACGACCACGTCATCGCCCAGCGCGAGGAGGCGCAGCGCCAGGCGCAGAACCGGCTCGTCGAGGGGCAACAGAAGGTCGAGAAGGAGTACGGATCGTCCCTGGAGGAAGCGAAGCAGATCGTCGACAGGACGGTCCGGGCTCACGGGAAGTACCTCACCGCCGAGGTGCTCGAGGTGCTTCGCGACCACCCGGCCCTGGGTGTCGAGTGGACGATGGGGTTCCTCCGCGAGATCGGGAAAGGCTACGGGGAACCGAGTCGGCCCGACGGCGAGAAGGCCGCCCACCAGTACGGCGGGTCGCTCACCCCGGACGAGGCGGACCGGAAGATCCAGGATCTGATGCGCGGCCGGAACCCGGATTTCGCGAAGCGGCTCCGGGAGAACGACGCGGCGGCGCACGCGGAGCACCAGCGCTGGCATAAGATCAGCTCGTCTCGCAAGAGGTAATTGCATAAGCCCTGGCTTATCGGTCATACTAGTTGGGTGACCAGGGATCGAGCTCGCGTCATTGCCCTCCGGGAAGCGAACAAGATGAGCCATCCAGCGGATGCGCCGAGCGTCGTGACCCAGAAGGCGGAAGCGTTCGAGAGCTGGCTGATGAGAGAGGCGCCGTCCGACGGTGCCCCAGTGACGCGCCCTCCCGGGCGTGTCCGCGTGTCCGATAAGCCTGCCGCCAGGTAGGCCCGGATGACGGCGGGAAAGACCGCTCCCGAGCCCCGGGGATAGCGTGGGGAAGAGGCGGCCCCGGCCGATACGGGACGCGCGGACAAGCCAAGGTGGCCCCGCACGTCCCGGGCGTCAGGTGGATAAGCCCTTCGATCGGTGTTTGTGACTTTCAACACTAGATCCGGAGGGTTTCCACCGTGGAAAATCTCGAAGATTGGGCCACGTCCGAGTTCAACTCGCTCGTCTGGCTCGATTCTCAGCAGGAAGGGACGTCCAGGTTCCAGTCCCTCGTGATGGAGGGGGATCACGAAGGCAAGAAGGCATCCCCCGTCAACATCCTGGGAACGATCGAGTTCGGCGCGGCCGGACAGCGATTCACCCCGAAGACCTACCAGGACCCCTCGACCGAAAGGCGCTGGGTCAGCCCTCAGAACAAGGACGCGAACGTCCTCCTCGACCGGCGCGACGAGGGCAACACCATCGTCGACACCCGGCCCAGCCTGATCAAGGCCGGGGGAGCCGCCACCGGTCGCCTCATCGACAACGTCATC